GTAGCGCCCTGCTACAAGAACCTCGATAGCGGCGACCTTATCGGCCAGATCCTTATCGGCTTCTTGCAAATCTTTGACAGCGCCCCAGACGGTATTCAATACCCATCCGCCTAGGACGCCGATCACGCCAACGGCGACATCAAAAAATACTTGATATTCAGCCATTGGTGTCATCTCGCCATCGCATTAAGGGGTTCTTCTACCATCGCGTTATAACCCCTCTGTGCCGCGAGCATTTGAGGACTACGCATGACCGCCGCAGCGTTTTTCATAACTTGCGCGCGTTTCTCTACCGTGGTCTTCATTTTACGGCCAGCCATCATGGCTTCGCCTAATAAAACTGCCATAGCTTTTGGGTCAAGATTAGCCATAGCTATTTTAATAGCTTCTTGTTCGCCTACCTTACCTTGAAAAGCCTTAAAGACGCGGGTGGCTAACACAGCGGTAAAATCTGTAATAACTTGCGGGATTCTAAATGATGCTTCTTCACCAATCTTAGCGGCTTTTGGCCCCATCTGTCCGCGCCAAGCAGCTAAATCGGCGAACTGTTCTTCACGCTCCAAATCACGCGCAATGTTTTTAACTAGCTCTATTTGTTTAGGCTCAAGTATTTGATTCAAATCTTGATAGCGCGGGGCTGCATCTATCGCGCGTTGAATAGTTTTAGGTGCATCTTTCGCCGCAGCCTTGACAAACGCCCGCCCGCGTTGCTCACCTTTCATAACGCCCTCAAGCGTATCTTTGAGGTAAGACAACACTTCTGCTTGGTTTACAGGCTTACTAAGGCGTGCATATTCAGCGCGAGCGGCAGCGTATTCAGGGACATTGGAATCAAGCCAATTAACAAAATCTTTACGCGCCGCGCGTAACGCGTTCAAATCCATGCGCTCAATTGCAAATTCTCTTGGGCCTTTTGTTATTATTCGATCCATAGCTGTCTTCATATTATGAAGATCACGGACTGAATATTCAGCCATTGTTGCAGGCATCTCTCGCGTAACTGGGCGTCCAAACTCATCCAAAATTGCAGACGCAACAGTTTGTGCAGGGGCTGTTTCGCCTATCTTAAATGCTTCACCTTTATTCTTAGCAATATCCCGCGCAACGCGTGCAACATCGCCAATAACAGGACGTGACATTAATTCTTGCAATGTCGCATCTTCAGGCACTTTTATCTTTTTAGCCGCTTCATACATCGGTGCGGTTATACCTTCGCGTCTTGCACGCGCGGTTTCAACACCTTTAGGGCCACCTGCCGCAGTTTCAAGCGCTTTTTGTCGTGCGGCTATATTTGCCTGTTCAGCCGCGCGGAATTGATCTGGCGCTTCTTTCATCGCTGACATCAAAAGGCCCGCAAAACCTGTAGACGGGACTCCAGACGCAACAGCGCCGGCAGTAGGTTGCGTCCCTGGAACAAGCTGCGCTTGAGGCGAACGTAATGCATTAATTATAGGAGCGCCTTTATCGCCAACGGCTTGTTGAAGCGCATAATAGCGAGGCGCAGCAATACGATTAGCAAACTCAGTTCCTTTAGCCATCAAAGGAATTGCAGCATTTTGAATGCCGCCTGCGGCTAACCGCAATGGATCAATGGCTTGTCCAAACTGTTCAAATGGGCGCGCAGCCTGAGATAAACGCGGCGCATTTATTACCGCGCCGCCGGCTTGAAGGGGCTGCGCCAAAGCCGGTGTCCGCGCCGCTGTGCGTCCAGCCGCGCGAAGTCCGCCTCCAATACCACTAGCGATCATAGAAAGATCAGCCATCGTTCCTACAGGATCTGTGGCAATAGCTTCTTTCCAGCCGTCTTCTGTAAAATATCGAGCATAATGCCCGCCTGCCGCTTCAGCGGCTTGTTGAGCCTGCGCGGCGAAGTCAGGATTCTCTAATTTAGAAAGATATGCAAACGCAGTTGTTGGCAGCGCTTTCTCAGCTACCTTTCGCATCGCGCCATACCCTGTTAATTCCAAACCTCTAGCAGTTTCTGGAATATTCATAGGGTTAAGCATAGACAGCGTTTCAGCGCCAAATTTATATCCACTGGAAGGAATGTTTGTGATGCCCTCTACAATAGCTTCAGGCCATGTGCGGCGTTGATAAGGCATAGCATCTTCAGTTACTGGCACCTGCGGCGCTGCTTCAGTGGAGACTGCACCAAACTGACGCGCAAGAGCGCCGTAATCTGGGCCTGCCGCTGTAGGTTGTTCTTCCTCTCTAAAATAAGGAAAAGATTTCCGAAGTTGCGCTGCCTGTTCAGGCGCAAAAGATACTTCGCCCGCTACATCGCTTTTAGCGCCAAATCTTTTAGCGATTGCAGCGTAGTCAACCATTATCGTTTTCCTACTTCCATGCGCTGGATATAAGTTAAAAATTCAGTTGCTTGTTTGCGATCACTGAAAGTATGTGATGAACCAGTAGGATCTGTTACGGTAAATCCATTTGGTGATTCTTCGACACGCTGACGCATGACACCTTCAGTTCTAATACCTTGCGGATCATACGGGTTCTTATACTCTACGCCTAATAAACGTGTAGCATTTCGTTTAATGCTACGATAAGCATTTAAACGCTCGCCGATAGTCAAATCGGAATTGCCAATATCACCGGCTTGCTTTTCAAAACGATCTGCTTCAGACGCCGCCACGCCGGCTGTTGCAAGTCTATTACCCGCAAAAGCTTGCGTAAGGTCAGCCGAGATACGCTTAAGATCTGTATCAGCTCGCGCTGCCGCGCTATCGCGGCCAAATTTACGCGCAATATCAGTTCCTTTTGCGCTTAACATACCGCTAGACGCGCGTCCTAATACAGGCTCAATAAGATCCACGCCCGTGTCGGGGTTATATGCACCGGCAGTTAAGATCTGTTGCATCACATCTTGACGACCACGTTCAGGTGAACCTAAAGGCGCGGCAGCTCGAATGCTTGTTAATCCTGCGTTTCTTGGCGCGCCTGGAGGCGCGGTCATGTCTACGCGAAGATCTGGTTTAGGTTGTCCTGGCGTAGGCGTAATAGGAACACCCGTCGTAACAGGTCGTTCTCCAGGCTGCGCGGGATATGTTAGCCAATTCTCGCCAGTGTCTTCATTACTTTGAAGTACCGCGCCAGGAACTCCTGGCATTGGCTGGCTATGGATACGGCCTCCCGTGGGTAATCCTTCAGTCCCAGCGACAGCTTTACCGCCTTTCTCAGGTGCGTATTTAGGAACAGCAACTTTTTCTTTAAATCCTGTTGCAGGATTGACGCGGTCTACAAATTCATACTCTTCACGTCGCTTTCGTTCTTCCTCAATTTGTTTACTAAGTGAGTCAGCCGTATTAAGATATTTTTGAATTTGTTTAGCGTTATAATTTTCAGGTAAATGCGATCCAATTGTAGGGTCATATTTTGTTACTTCATCTTTTAAGTCAGAATAATTACTTTCATCCATTCTGGACAACAGATCGCGCGCTACATTAGTTCTTTTACCAAGAAGTTCTATGGTTGCAGCGTCAGCTTCTGCAAAAGCCTTTTGGCCTAGTCGTGTTTCTTTAACGCCTCTAGCCCTTGATTCGGCTATTTCATATGGCTGCATCTCTTGTTTTAATTGTAATACCCCGCGTTGATTTGCAGCCGTAGCAGCGTGCATAGCAGCTTGTTCTTGCGCGCTCATAACGCTTAATGCTTCAGGTAAATAACCTGCTTTTGCTAACGCATTATAGGCTGCGGGCGATCTAATGTCCGCGCCGCCTAATATGCCAGTTAATTGATTTTGACGCTCCATCTCACGCTGCAACTTCTCATATTCAAGCTGTTGAAGCTGTTGCTGTTGAGCGCGAGCGCCCATCATCTGGTATTGCGCCAGCATGTTCGTAAAGTCAGTGGGCGTGTTCGCTAGGGCGTTGCGCGAAGCTATTGTGTAATCAACTGGCATTTAAATCACCTTAAAATCCTGGCGCACCAAATGTCGGAGCACCTTGGAATCCTGGGGTAAATCCTGGCGCATAAGTTCGGTTAAAATTTGTGTTTGGCGCATAGGTAGAAGTTCTGTTCTGTGGAGCAAAACGATCCATCATGCCATACGCCATCATGGCGTTGACTGGCGTGTTGAGCGCGCTCTGAAGCGCTGATGCGCCGCCCATGTAACCTGATGCGCGAGCTTGGCCTACGTTCTCAATAGCCGACGCATAAGGGTTAGCAGCCGCTAAAGCCGTCATCTGAGGACTTGCAAGCCCACCATAAAGGCCAGCTATTGTGTTGCCGGTGTTGGACGCCATTGTGCCGAGGTTAGCGCCAAGGCCAAACTGATTGCCGGATAGCTGACCGCCCATTGTGCCAGCAAGCTGCGATACTGTTCCCGCTGCCCCTGCGCCAGTGCCTGCCAGATTCTGAAGACCTTGCGTAGCTCTAAGACGGTTTTCCATAAAACGCGCGTATGCGTTCTGGTATTCTTGACTGCCAGCTTCTTGACCATAGCGAATACTAGCTTTTAGTGCGCCGCCAGATCCAGCCGTGCCGCCTGCCCGCGCCATATTGAGCATGGCCTGTTCGCCCATCTTGGTGCGAAACGCATAGCCAGGATCCATCTGAAGTTCTTCGAGCGTCGGCATACGGGTGTAGTCGCCGCCTACGCCGTAAAGTTGTGCAAGTTGGTTTGTCGCGCCAGCGCCTGCGGTCGTATAAGGCTCTTGAGCTGCGACGCCTCTGCCGTAAAACTCTCGCGCTGTTTCAGCGCCTGTGCGGCCTTGAGCTAGAAGATCCTCACGGCCCTTATCATAATAGCCACGCGCTTCCGTTGCGCCCTTCTCAGCCATTTCGCGCGCTTGCTGAAGCGCTTGCTGTTGAGCGATGTAGCCCAACATGCCGCCCTGTTGAGCGGCTTGGGCCTGTGTGCCAGCCGCACGTTGTGAAGCCGCATAGCCCGCCCCACTACTGAGCGCGCTTGCTGCGGTGCTTCCTAAAAGGGCTAGTGCGAACGGATCCATAATGCCTCACTATAATACTAGGTCTTGATGATGTCACTCATAGAGTATGTTTACAGAGCCTGCGTCAAATGTATTCGAGCCGCTAAGTGATAGTTTTAGCTGTGTCATCAAACCCGAAAGAGTCACACCGCCACCGCCGAGTATAGTGTATCCACTGGCCGCAAATAGCGTATGATTAGATACATAGATATAATTGGCGGCGTCAAATAAGCTAATAGTAAGTGTGCCATAATAAGTGGTTGAATTTGATACCGCTTGGATAATGAAGTAAGTGGAAGATACGCTTGATGCAGGCGAGTTGGTGACTGTTGATGAGCCACTATTATACCCTGTTGTAGCTATGCCCCCTGAAGGGCCAATTTGAACAGCTAGTGAATCGGTTCCTGTAGGCGATACGCCGTTAAACATTAACGTAATGCGTTTAGCCCAAGTCGGAATACTGGAAAATGTGACAGAAGTTCCACTAGACGTAGAAGCCACAGTTCCAGAACTAATAATAACGCTGGACGCCGCCGTGATACCATCTTTTAAAAGAACGCCATCAACGGTGACGCCAGCATTTGAAGTCTTTTCGGCAATAGTATCAACGCTTAACGTCGTGCCAACGGTCGCTGATGTTGTTGCCGTTAAAGACGTGCCTGCCGTGATAGATCCGGCAGTCGCCGTGATATTACCGGCTGATGTTGAGATATTGCCTGTAGCCGACAACGTGCCGGTAACAGCCGTGTTGCCGCCTATAGTAGCCGCGCCGCTTGATTTTATTGCGCCTGTAATGTCCAGTTCAACGGTCGGACTGGCGTTTTTAATACCAACATAGCCGGAGCTAGTGCCATAAATCAAATTGGTGCTATTGGCGTTGAGAATAAGCCCGCGCGCGCCTACTGATGATAATGTCGTGTTAGAGGCGTCCGCAGCTAACGTAGCGCGCGACGTGCCGCTAGATGAAAGTTGGATTGTGCCATCGTTAACATCAAGAGCTGTCGCAGGGCTGATAGTGCCAATGCCAACTTGCCCTGTAGCGTCGATAACAAACGGCGTAGGATCAGAGCTTGTGTCTTCTACCTTTAACGCCAGACCTGTGCCGGTCTGTGTAATCGTTAACGCGGTGCCCGCTGTATTCGAGTCAATCGTGACGTTGCCGGATAGAACCGGCGAAAGCCCTGACGTTGGCGCTGAGATATTATCTACAGTCCAAATTTCAGTATTGTTGGAGTCGGTTAACTTAAATTTATATGTCGCCGAGCCAAGCCAGATGTTAGCCTCGCCGCGCGCGTCTAACACGATAGGATTGCTATTAGCTGTCGCGCCAGTCGAATCCGTATAAGTAGCCTGCGGCGTAGTCGTGCCAGCGGCATAAGTATAAACAAAACCGCCTGCCAGCGGGATGCCAGCCGCGTCTATAAATTGAGCTTTGGCTGTGGGCGATACAACGGTCATTTAGACACCTACACTACTTGTTACGGTCAAGATGACCGAAGGAATCGCGGGGACTGGGCTAGATGCAGCTACATACGGGATTGAAATAGTTGTATGCTCCGACGAATATATTAATTCAAAATAATCGCCTGTCTGAAGGTTTAGCACGAAATTCCATGCGGCAACAGCCCGCGCGTCATTTCCGTTAGCTAATGTCACATTAGTTGCTGAATCGGCAACGTCTACGCCATTTATGCGAGGCCAGATATAAACTTGTTTTGTGCCGCCGCCGGTTTCTTGTAGCTGCAACGAGAACTGAAAATTATATGTAGCTGTATTGTCTACATAAACACGCGATGTAGGTGTGCCGATATAAACGCCATATGTTAGATCAGACCCATCAGCGCGTGTATATGTGTTATTGAACGTTAACGCGTACGCCGTGTTTATGGCAGCGGGCGTAAATGTCGTGGTGCTATAGAATGACCCGTATCGTCGCCCTGCTTCAAGCGCTAGGTAAGTATTAAAGAACCAGCGATACCACGGACGATTAACAAACCCTGTAGTGTCGTCATTCATCTTGACGCGAGCTGCGGGGATCTGTGTGTTGTTATCGACCAGATTAGGCATTGGTCGGACTCGCGTGCAATTCAGCGCCCATGATGGCGATCTGCACAGGGTCAGTGCCAGATATTTCGTAAACCCTATCGCGTAGTTTTAATGTCATGCCGAGCCGACGCCAGATCGTGCGGTAGCCAGTCTGGCCGATCTGCCCCATCGACTTCCAGTGCTCGTTAGACCAAGTGTGTCCGCCATCATCAGACCAGCGCAACATGACCTGCGGGTCTGCGCCGACTGTAACGGTGTAATCAGCGTAGTCACGAATCAGTAAAGGAGATCCAGCGCGGTCAAGAATAAAATCATGTGCGCGATCATAAATATAAATAATATCATTGACTTCCTCTTGGCTGTAGCCTGGAAGACCGACGCCCGCCTGACAGTCTAGCTGAAGACTATGTTGCGCCGAGCGGTTCAGATCATTCTGGCCGGTAGGCAACGCGCGCCATGAACGCAGCCATTTCTGTGTCGTGCCAGCTTCTGAATAGACCGTAGGATCGTAAGCGTAAATTTCACCTGTGCGGTAATCGCCTATGACGACTTCATTGTTGAAATTCATTTGGCAATTACCGCGTGTGCGGGTAAAAGCGTCATTTTCCCAGCCAGCGCGCTCATGCCATGCGCCGGTCGCCACGTCATAAACCCAAGTCGTGTCAGCGGTCGGAAAATTCAAAACATAGAAACTGTGGCCGTCCTGTTGGTATGTATAACCAACGGCGTCAGATAGGTTACTGTATTGTTGGATCTGCCACTCAACAGCATGTGTTGATATGCGCTCGCCTGAGTAGCCTTTAGAACGGTAGACGATACCATTACCGCGAGCGTCAGCGCCGAGCCAGAATAAGCCATTATCGAGCTTGGCTACTGAATATGCGGCGAGACAACCGATTTCGTTAAACGCGCCTTGGATGCGCGCCATAGGAAAGTCTGGCAAACCGGCGTCATACCAGACCTCAACAGAGTTGGTGCCAAATAGCCAGATCTCGCGGTGATCTACGATCAGCGTAACAAGGTTGTCAGGTGAGCCTTCCGCGCTGGCAAAGTAGAGCGGGTCTACAGTAGTGCTTGTTGAATCTAAAACCCAGAAAATTTGACTGTCTGGTTGGTTATAGACAAACCACCCATCCAAGAAACCACACCCAACAGCGCCAGCAAAAGGCGAAGTAAGTTCTGTAAGAAAAGGTGAGAATGTCAGCGTTACAGCGGTGTTGGTCGCTGTCGCGGCGGCGGATAATACAAATGTCGTTGCGTTCGTTACACTTGCGACCGTTGCGCCCGACGGGATACCCGTGCCAGACACAGGCTGACCGGGATAGACATAAGTTGTATCTCCGCCGGATACTGTCGTGCTTGTGTTGGTCGTATTAAACGCGGTTCTGTTATAGGTGCTATTATAGATATAGCCCTTGTTATCGGCAGCGATAAACATCTGCCGTCCGTTGTCAGTCATATTAACTTGCGTTGAAGCGTCTACTGTCCCTATCGCGGTGGTATTCCATTCAGAATCAATTCTGTATAATGTTGTTCCTGAAACTGCATAACCGTAATAAACTTTGGACCCTGTCGTAGACCCTACTTCATCGCTGTAAAAAGTCCAAAGACCGCGAATAGGGCCGTTACCCATACGAGCAAGAAACCGTAATCCTGGCGCACGCTGAAGCCAAGCGGCCTCTTTGCCGCCTTCTGGTATAACCTCTGGATAGAGATTGACCATGCGGCTGTCAGCCGCATTGGGACTTCTAGTTACATACGAGCTGCCAAGTATCGGCGTCTTCATCAGTAGTTGCCCGCATAGATGTTATAGCGCTGACGTGTGCCGACAATGCTGTAAGGCAGAGCCATGATATCGTCAGGGTTATTGATGCGCTTTAGATCGCGCTTGCTATACATAGCGATACGGCTGACCGTAGGCGAAGGCTCAATTCCAAACTCAGGGGCCAACTCGCAAGCCAGATTGTAACGGAACGCCCGCAGATACCCAGGCGGGAAAAGGATCGCTGTCGCCAGCGTCGCAGGCTGCGTCAAGCGCTCGACTGAAATGAAATGCCATTCCAGCAACCGCAACGGCACTGGATAAATGACCATCTCGATATTTGGGTAGGTCATGTTAGTAAACATGACCTGTGGATAAGTAGACGTTACGGTCTTGACCGCAATACCGTCATACTGTTGCTGATTGATAAATTTAATGCCGTAAGACACATTGGTCTGTGGATCGCGGAAATAAGTCGCGTCATCCAGCAATACAGGGCGCTCGCCCACAAAGTCGCCTGTCGGGCCTAGTGTGCGTGTCCGTTCGCCTGACGGCCAACTAAACACTTGATCCTGAGTCGAGAACACCGCCAACCGTTCGGTGTCCCAACTGTCGATCATTTGATTCAGAGCATATAGCGCGTCATTCGCTGTCTCTGACGAGGGCGTTTCGCCTTCGGCTAACACTCCGAGGAGCCTCAGTGCTCCGCAGATCTGGTCGTATGCACTGTATGTCGTCATCTGGGTCGAACCTTATCCAGCCGTTCTCTTCGTCGGCTTCGGCCTCTAGGTCGAGACACGCCACTTTAACCCCATGTTCGGGGTGTTTCAAATAAATAACAGCCATTTGATACTTTCTAAAGATACAGCGGCCCGAAGGCCGCTGAATTTATTAAGAAGCAACAAGCGGTATAGAATACCAAGTTGTTGAATCATACGCCACAAGCATACAAGCCGTAACGGTAGCCATCGTAAAGTTTGAGTCTACGGTGATAGCGTTAATGCCATCGCCCGAAGCAGGCCAAACTTTAAGGGTCGAACCAGCGTTATTTTTGAGAATAACGGTGCGTCCAGCAACAGCCGCAGGAAGAACAACGCCCTTCGTGCCATCTGCGCCCGTCACAAGCGTAAAACCGTCAGAAACCGCCGCAGCATTAGCTTGCGTAGATCCTGCCGCCGCAACCGTAGCTGTCTTAATGTAAAGCCCGCCGGTTGTAATTACGTCGCTGCCGGTAACAGAAGTAGACGTGATTGAGGTCGCGCTAGTGATAGTGCCGCCGCTGATCGTAGCGCCTGTGATGGTTGTGCCAGCCACAAGTTCGGGATCAGAGAAGGCTACACCAACTGGTTTGGTATTAGCCATTGTAATCTCTCCTAAAGAAGAGAGTGGGCCGAAGCCCACTCAATTACGCAATGCGATACAACGACCAAGTGCCAGAGCCGGTTTTACGCGCGCGGTATGCTTGCGTCGTGCCAGCCGTAGCAGCAATAGTCATCAGACCTTGGCTACCAGACGAACCAATTGACCAGCCGGTGTTTGTCGTAATGGTGATAACGCCAGCCGATGAGCCGTCTACGTTGATTACGGAGAAGTCAAAAGATGCGCCGACTTTAACAGCCGAAGGAAGCGCAGCTTCAAGGTCTGTAACCGTAGGAAGCGTATAAGCCGCAGCGCTGGATCCTGGCGAGCCAAGCAAAATGCCGTTGAGCACTTGAGCGGCGGTCAGGGTAGCCGTAACCGTAGCGGTCGCAGGCGCAGGGGTTGCAAAGAAATCAGTTTCAGCAAGATTGCCGTCACCAAACTGATAGCCGCCGCTGCCATTTGGAATAGCACCGTAAGGGCCAAACGTCTCAAGCGGATAAGCCGCATTAGAGGTAGTTGTCATGGGTTAAAACTCCAAAAAGATGAGAAAAGGACGGGCCTAAAGACCCGTCGCTTATATTAGCCCCAAAGGCGAACGGCCATCTGCGGACGAATCACGCTGTAGCCATAGAGCACGTCAATACGGCAAGGCAGACGGTCGTTGTTGATGTCGTACTGACGAACAACGCGTAAGCTGATGCCATTGTGAACCTGACGGCTTGCCATATCGACGCCCTGCGGAAGCAGAAGGTCGGCGGTGGCGAAGGTGATCGCGTCACGGTGATAAATCAAGTTCTGTGGATACTGCGTTGAAGCAGCGCCGAGGAACGTGACAGCCGCGCCGGAAACCGGCAGAGCGTCAACCGTAGCAAGAGCCTGAGTAGCCGAATACATCGCAGGAACAGTAACCGAAGCGGTCGTTGACGCCGTAACGTCAGCAAGAGCTACGAACTGATACAACGAGCCGGTGGACTCACGGGTCTGTGGGTTGACAGCATAGACGTTAGCAATGGTGAACACGTCGCCAGCTTTGATCGTCGTGGTCGTAAGACCAGTCAGAACAACGGTCGTTGAACCTTCCGTCGTGACAGTCGTGCTAACAGTTACGGTGCCAGCGCGTGAGCCGGTCGTGAACTGCTTGATTGACTGAGACATGTTCAGCTCGTCATAGCCGAGGATGCCTTCGCCAAATACGCCGTTCTTGAACTGCTTCGAGATAGCCGAAACAGGATTGAACAGACCTTTCATGCCTTCGATCAACGCAGCGTTAGCGGCTGGGTTAACAGTGGCATACCGAGGAGACATAACCGCAGCGTTCTCGTTGAGCTTCTGTTGAGCTTGCAACAGAACCAAGGACGTAGCAGGCGTCGTGCCTGGCGTGCCGACCGAGTTGCCGATGTATTTGAAGCTGTTCGCAACGTCAGCGTCGATAGAAGACGCGAGCTGCGAAATACGAGGCTTCAGAACACGTTCAGCGAAGTCGTCCAACTGCATCGTAAGTTCGGCGGTCGTGAAGTTAACGCCGATGTGCTTTTGGCTAGAAACAGTGAGCGTGGTGTATTGCTCGTTGTCGTCCTGAACCTGAAGGGCAGCGCCGTCCGTGACCAAAGCGCGGTCAGGAAGACGGATGCGGAGGGTCGAGCCGATCTTAGCGCCTTCTACAGCGAAAGAGTCGTCATACTGACGGTTTACAGTGCGCGTAAGGACAAGATTATTCTCAAGGATCTCAAGAGCCTTGCGAGTAATCATGTCAATTGTTAAAATTGAGTTTGACATGACCTGAGTTACCTACGGTTTTGCGCTTCCCACTTCTTGATCTGTCGCAACCGGTCGGCTTCAATCCAATCTGATGTTGACATCGACTTTGTAGACCTAGGGTCTGTCGTATCATATCTAGGGCCGGAACTTGACCGAGTAGCCGTGACAGGAGCAAGAGGAGCTGGCGCAGTTGAAGTGCGTTTTGTCGGCGGTTCCGCGACCAGTTTGGCCTCGATCCTACCGATCTCCTTTGCCTGCAAAATCGGCGGCAAATTGGCGATCCGTTGGGCCTCTTTCGGATTAGACCCTAAGTGATAGATCACTTCGGGGCCAATATCTGAAGCCTGGATAGCTTGAGCCATATAGTCCGTTACGGGGAGGTTCGGGTTATACGCGACTTGTTCAAAGTCATCGTATCTCTCGCGGGCTTCCTCTTCGCGGTCTTTATACGAATCAAGCAGAGCTGCCTGTTGTCTTGCGGCCTCTCGTCGTGCCAAAAGTTCTTGAGCCTTTTGCTCTGCCAATGCTTCCGCATAGGCTTGCGCGTTCTCAAAATCATCTGGCGCGGGTGGAGGTGCGACCGGCTGTCTAGCCTGTTGCTCCGCAAGCCGTTGGGCCTGCTCTCTTTCCCATTTGCGCTGTTCTCTTGCGAGGCGTTTGCCTACAATCGCGTCCAACTCTTCTTGAGAGAACGATTTTGTAGACTGTTGTTCCTCCGGCGTCGTCTCAACAGATTCAGGTGC